TGAATCCTCACCAATTTCAAATGTTAAACCCGTTATAAATCCAACTTGTTCATAAACATATCCCCCAATTGTCAATTGTACTAAAGGTCCACGCATATATCCACTCGGACTATAACTAGGAGCTAATGTTGAAGCTAGATAATTTAGTTTTTTATACATTGGAGATAATTCCTCTCTTGATTGGGCAGCTACGGTCCATGATAAAGATAAAGTTCTATTAAACCCACCATAAGAATAAAATTTCTCGCCTCTTCCCACATAATTATACGAATTCCAATCAGCACTATAATTATCAGTAATTGAATTTAAAAATGCCCTAAAATGCATAAATGTTTTGTTTGTGGGTTTACCAGCATCAATTGATGCTATTCTAAATTTTACTAAATCATTTATAGGAGCACTGGTTGGATCATTTCCATTACCATTTGGATCAACATTCCCACTATAATATATAGGATGGGCATTTAATCTATCTATTGGGCCTATCCCTGATCCATTTGTATATGAATATAAATTTTTACCTGATTTATATCCAGGACCTTGTTTATATAATGTTCCTCCTATATTAACTCGAGTTTCAATATTTTGAGTTAGATAATTGGGGGCATTTGACATTATTGAAGAAGTTTCTTTAGTACGACTATTACTATTAATATTGTTTCTAAGAATAGTTCTAAAGTCTAACATGTTTCCGGGGCGAGCGGAACTACTAATAGCCATTACATTTATTTCACTATAAGATAATGCACCATCGTTAATTCCTACTGTAACTGTTCCTGTTCTTCCATCAGGTTGAGTTCTACCTATATTAGTAAACTCTTTTATTTGAGTATAAATTAATTCTTGATTATCTTTATAATTACTACCTACAACAAATGATCCGGATCTAGTAAATCTAATGAATTTATCATAATTATTTGTAGGAACAGGTACATTTATTCCTAAAGAAAAATAAGTTTCATTTCTACTAGCATCTCGAGGAGCGGTTCCAGTAAAAAAAGATTTTTTAAAATTTATATTATTAATACCAGTTCTTTGATCTGCAAATCTAATATGAGTTGGTCCTATTCCTAATACTGAGCCGGGACCTCCAGGGTATAATATAAGATCAACTTGATCGTCTTTAGATGTTACATTAGTTACTTTAGAAAATCCACCTAACGACCCATCTTGCATTTTAGTTTCATATAAAGCATAAAGTCTATTTTTTAAAATACCATCAGGAGAATCTTTAGTTTCCGTAACTTCATCATTTATTACATCAGAATAAGTTATTCTAGAGCCAAAAGTTCCGGGAACCGGATTTATTCCTTGTTTATTAAAATGTAAACCCGCTGCACTAACTCCGGCTTGTGCTAAAGTACTTGTTGGTAAATATACCCCATCATTGATTAATCCGGATGCTTGAGTTTTAACTCCAGTTCTTGATAATAGATTTTGATTTAAAGTAAATAAATAGCCATTCGGAGATTTTAGATCAAAAAACATTTTTGTTAACCTAGATACATCCTCAAGAGTATGAATAGAAGCTAATACTACTCCATTACCAACAGGAATTTTGTTGGGATCGGCATATAGAGGTTTCTTGATATATGGTTGTCCACTATCACCACCCCCAGGCCTATCATTCCCATATTTGAGGGATTTTAGGTTTGTTTTTAAATCTAAAAGAGGCATATATTATTATTAATAATGTCCATCAATAGGGCCCGTATCTCTGTAAGTAGCGGGTCTTATCCCGTTTAAGTCTAATAATGATGGATTTGGTAATAAATTAGGAACTCCATCGTTATAAGCGTTGTATGCCGCCCTTACGTCGGCTGCATTTGCACCATTTAATGAGTATCCTGGTTGAGTGTTGTCAGCATGTAGTTTTGATAATGTAGTTGCTCCTATATTTGTAGGAGGTGTTGTTCCGTTACCTGTTGAAAGTACTGAACCGGGACCTGCTGTTAATCTGTCTAAAAGTGCCATGTTATGTTTTTATTTGTTTGTTATAAATATTATATATTATTGAACTTTAACTGCTCCAATATTATGGGATTGTCCTACTTTATTACTATCCATTTTAACTGTAGTATCTTTTGCTAGGATTTGATTTAAAACAGCTTTTACAGCTTGAAGTTCTTGTACCATAGGAGTTATATCCATTGAAGGTTGAGATTTACCACCTTTTGGCTTTTTATCACCTGCTAAATCTGTTCCTGCTACTATTTGATCATTAGGATTTAATTGCACTGTACCAAATTCTCCAGATACTATAGGGCCTTTTTTAGGATCAATAACACCATCCTTCATCGTTTGATATGCATACATTGCTCCTGCTCCTAGTGCTATTCCTCCAATTATTGCTGGGATTGCTATTCCTAAAGTTGCGGCCGAAGCACCAGTTATAGCGGCAATAGCCATTGCTCCATATTCTACAGCTGCTGCGGTAAGTGGTGCTAACATTCGAATAAGCCCCATAACTGATGCGCCTATCCCAGTTACTATTTGAGAAACTATTATTACTCCAATACCAGCAAATATAGTATACATTACTCCAGCATGACCTACCATAGATGCTAACATTTCTAATGGACCCGCTAATGCTTCTCCCATTTTACTCATTGATTTATTTATACTTTCCTGAACTGATAGTCTTTTAAAATCTTCTTCATTCATTCCAGATGCTTTTTGTACTTGTTCATCTGTTAATCCTAATTGTGCTTTTTGGTCTATTATCATTTTAGCAATATCTTCTCTTTGTAAACCAACAGATTTGGCTACTGCTTCTTGTTGTAATCTATTTCCTGAAGTATATGCACTTATTATATCTTGATTTTGGCCTATTTCTTTAGTAAGTTCAGCCGTTTCACCATTTAAAGCTAATAATCTAGCTTTTTCAAAATTTAAATCTTTTCCAGTTAATAATTCGGCTTCAATTTCTGCTGAGATAGATGATTCAAAATCTAGTAATGAACTTGCTATTTGATCTGCTTTTTCTAATGATAAACCAAATCTTCTTGCCTCTAAATTAGCTTGAGCTATTTTTGAAGCATTTCCCCCTAAATTAACTGCAATTGTATTTGAGGTATTAGCTACATCACTTAATATTTGTTTTTGGTTTATTGCTGTTCTATTAGTTTTATTAAAATTACCAGCTGTTTTGATTACACTTTCATTTGCCTTTTTTAATTCAGTTCCATTTAATTTAGAGAACATAGCTAATTTACTAGCCTCTCCACTACTCATTCCCATAAGTTCAACCATTTCAGTTGCTTCTTGTAAAGTTTTAGAGGTAAAAATTAAATCAGCATTAAATCCTAATTGTTTAGTTAAATCAGTAGCGGTTTTAATATAATCAGAAAGTGTAGTTACACTTGTACTTACAGCATCCATTCGACTTGCAGTATATCCAGTTGTTCTTGCAAAATTTGTTTGGGCTTCGTTTAGTGATAAAAATCCTTTTACTATTAAACCTACTGCCGCTGATACAAGTACTGTGGGGTCAAGTAAATTTTCTTTCATAGACTTACCGATATGTTTAAATGCCATCCCCATAGCTTCGGTTTTGCCAACAGTTCTACCCTCTTCTACTTTTATTCTTATAATTTCTTTCTTAACATCCTCCAGAGCTGTACTTACTCCTGGAAGATCTTTTAGAAATGGAATTTCCTTCATACCAGCCATTAATGCTCCTATTACTCCTGTTGTGTTTTTGACTTTATTAAGATATATTTCTTCATCCTTTCTTTCTTGATTTTGTTTTTCTAATTCTTTAGTCTGTAACTGTAAATAAAGAAGCTGCTGTTCTTCAACGCTTAAGGATTTATTTAATATATTGAAATTTTCTTCACTAGTATTTATTTTTTCATTTAATTCTTTAATACTTTGTTGGATTAAATCTAATTGAAATTGTTCTAAATCATTTTCTTCCTGTAATCCTTGGATTAGTTCTTGTCTTTGATGATAAAAATTATTTATATTATTTAATTCTTTAGCAGCTGCTTTTACTTTTTCTTCATTACTTATTTTGGATAGATTTCTTTCTAAGATTGTTGATTTTGCTATTAAATCTTGATTTGATTTTATTTGTTTAGTTAAATCTTTAATATTATCATATCCTCCTTTTTGAGAAAGTAAAGATTTATTAATTTGCTTACCAATACTATATAAGTCATTTTCAGAAGCAGTCAATTTAGTTTTAACTCCTAATACCTCTTTTAAAGATTCTAAATATGAACTAGATAAAGAATATCCTTCTTCCTGAAGACTTAGTCTTTTACGTAGTAGATCAATTTCTTCTTTTTGAAGTTTAATTGTTTCTTGAACTTTTGAAGTATCTTGATTTTTATTATCTTTAGGATCTGTCATTTAATAAATGTATTTATTATAAATATTAAAAGGCATCACTTTCGCGATGCCTTAGTTTGATATGTTTGTGGTAATTTCTTAACAAAATCAGGAACTTTTATATTTTGAGATGCTTTTTGAGCAGCTGCTCCTGATTTATTAGTCCATGAATCTTCAGCTTGGGAATTTTTATTTTGATTTTCGTAGTGTTCTTTAATTTTATTAAATGTGAACTTTCTTAACCAAATAGGCATATTATAAATAGTATTCCAATCATAACCGCCATTTCCATGAAATACTATCTCATGAATTTGAGTAAATAAATAAAATCTATATTCTTGCGTCAGGCCAAAAAAAGCTAATCCCCATAGGGATCGTTAAGCCCTCCTCTAAGCCATTTGGACCTTCAAAATCAAATTTCATATCGATATCGGGTTGGATTAATTTAATATATTCTCTAAGTGATCTAGTATCTTTAGCTAAAAAATAATTATCAACAAATTCTCTAATTGTTTTTGTTGTGCTGTCTCCATTAACTGATGTAATCATATATTTAAACCTAGTAGATGATTCTGGTGAAGCGTTTTTATTAATTTTCTTTAATCCCTGAAGTTCTTGGTTAATTTTATTTTCATCACTATGAGTTAATAATTTAAAAGTAATTTTAGTACCTGAAGCTGGTAATTCATATTCAAATTCATTTTTACCTGGAGTAAATAAGCTTTCATCAATAGGTTTAGGTTCTAATGTACTTAAATCTACAGTTACATTTTCTCCTTTGTAGGTAAATTCATAATCTTTTCCGTATCCTAAAACACGGGCTGCTATTAATAATGCATTTTTATCACCAACTATAATATCTCCATAATTAATCTTTGATACTATGAGGGATTCAATCAATTTATCCAAAACTGTACCGTTTTGGATATAACTTTGGTTCGTTAAAATATCTTCATGAGCAGCAGTCATATATTTCATTTCAATTTTTCCACTTGAAAGTGGATTTGTTGATGGGTAGACTAAACCTTTAGAAGGTAGTTCAACTATTTCAGTTGGGAATGGGGATTTGTTTGTAACTTCGTTTGACATAGATTTTATTTTATTATAAATATATACAGATATTACTTTTGATAAAAAATCCTCCTATCTTTTCAGAAAGGAGGATAATAATTGTAGATTTGTATATAAATATATATCAGTAATTAAGAACACAATAATCCATTGCGACTTCCAGTGTTAAGTTTTGTGCTGCAGATTCATTATCCCAGCTATACTCACCAAAGTTAGCATTTACAATTAAAGCGCCTTTAATAATCCATTCACTTACGATATCACCTACTGGACCTAATACGTTTAATGTTAAATCTTTCTTATAAAAGTCAGAATAACCATCTCTACCAGTTACTGATTCATGATGTAAACGTACCCATTCCATTACTGCTTGAGCGCCTGATGGTGTGATTGGATCAAAAAGAGTCATTGTAATATTACTCCATTTTGATTTTCCTTTTACTTTACGTAAAATGTTAATGTGATTTAATACTACTTCGTCTTGAGTTAAAGTAATTGCGCTTATTCCTTTAATAGTATATGATGGAATACCATCAACATACATAATAAATCTATTTTGCTGTTTGGGCTCGAATGCCGTAAAGAATATCTCATTTGGGTTTAATACTGCCATAATTTTGTGTTTTATTATAAATATAATTAGTTTTGATTTCTAAGGAATTTTTTGTATATTTATCAACGTAACATTATTTAAACCTAAACCATATGGCACGTCCAAAAAAACCACCAATTCAAAATACATGCAAACATTGTTTCGTTATGTTTGAAACTCGACCTTCATCAGCTAGAGATTTTTGTACTAAAAAATGTGCTCAACAACATAAGGGAGTTGATAGAGAGTGGATGGAAAAACGAAAAAAAACATGTTTAGAAAAATATGGAAATGAAATAGCATTTAAATCTAAAGAAGTACAAGATAAATATAAAAATAATTTAATTGAAAAATATGGTGTTAATAATCCATTTTTAGTAAAAGAATTTAAGGATAAATCTAATAATACTGTTTTTGAAAGATATGGGTATAAGTTTGCAACACAAAATAAAGATATTTCAGATAAGATATCTGTGAAATTAAAAGGACAAATACATGATAGAAAAAATTTTGTTAATTTAAAGTGGGAAAAATTAGTAAACTATCAAAATACATCAGGAATGGTTCCTTTATTTGATAAAGAATATTTAGAACAAAATAAAGTGAATCATTTATTTAGGAATAAATTCAAATTTCAATGTAACAAATGTTCTGAGGTTACTGAGGTATTTTTGAGTAATGGTTATCTTCCATCATGTAAGTGTTCTGATTATAAAGGATATTCGTTGATTGAAGATGAATTAGTAGTTTTCTTATTTAACCATCTTTTATCTTCAGATATATGTTTAAATAGAAGAGATATATTACCTAATAGACAGGAAATTGATGTTTTTATAAAGTCACATAATTTAGCTATTGAAATTAATGGAGTGTATTGGCATTCAGAATCTATGGGGAAATATAAAAATTACCATTTATATAAAACAGAAAAATGTAGTGAAGTGGGAATTAATTTAATTCACATTTTAGATTATGAATGGGTTTTTAAAAAACCAATTATACAATCTATAATTTTAAGTAAATTGGGAATATTTGATGATAAAATATATGCTCGTAAATGTACAGTTAATAAAATTGAAGATACTACTATAATTAGAAAATTCCTAAATGAAAATCACATGCAAGGTTATACTCATGCTTCTGTTTCTTTAGGATTGTATTATAATAATGAATTAGTTTCTATTATGACTTTTGGTAAAAATAGATTTAAGAAAAATTCAAATGAATTTGAAATGGTTAGATTTTGTAATAAATTAAATACTATTGTTGTCGGAGGAGCCTCAAAATTATTTAAACACTTTATTAATAATGGTAATAATAATTTAGATATTGTGAGTTTTGCTGATAGGAGGTTTTTTGATGGTAATTTATATAAAACCTTGGGTTTTGAATTTAGTACTAATACATCTCCATCTTACATATATTGGAAAAATAATAATATATTAAATAGGATGTCCTGTCAAAAACACAAATTAAATAAATTATTAGATATATTTGATGCAGAAAAATCGGAATATCAAAACATGTTAGATAATGGATTTAGGAGGGTTTGGGATTGTGGTAATATGAAATTTATATATAAAAAAAAGGGAACCTAATATGTTTCCTCTCCATTTATTAAGTATTTATTATTTATTATTTTTCTTAAATATTTTTTAAAAGTTAATTTGGTATTTTTTACTTCCACAGTCCCAAATTCTATCATATCCATTAGATTTCATATTTTCCCATTCGGATTTGGTTTTATCAAAATTACTTAATATTTTAGGTAATTCTGATTTTCTGTATTTATATCTATGTTCTCTTACTTTATGGTATTTCATATACCAATAATTTGGTTGGGTATTATGGATAAAATTAAATCCGTTTGATTGATATATTTCCCCTTGGCTCCATCTTCTATCGGCATAGCTAATTATATTATTAGGAGTTAATAATTTAATGAAATGTTTAAACAGCTTGGAAAAACTACCAATAACTGTTGTGCTTAGTTTATTACAGAACCTAATTAATTCATATTCACCCTCTTTAGCTTTATTACCTGTAATTTTTCGGAGTGACCCAAATGTCATGATAGAAACTAATTCATTATTATAATATAACCCAATTTTGATTTTAGATTTATCTTCTCCCTGAATATGGTTATCATTTAAGAATTTATTTTTTGTTTTATTATCTATTTCCTTAATTATACATTTTCGAGCATATATTTTATTTTG